AATATATGTTTCAGGTAACATTAATCCATCAAATCCTAATGGTAATACCCTTGTTACTATTGTTGAATAATCACTAGTAATTTTTATTTCTTTTATATTTTTTCCAAATATAAGTTTAATACCATCACTACTACCTTTTTGTGCTAGTAATTTAATAGTATAGTTATCTCTTTCTAAATCACCACCAAATATATTTATCATTGAATTTTCTAAATCACCCATTATTGCTTCAACTGGATTTCTTCTTACATATCTTGCTGATTTAACATTGCTTATGTCACTTTGAAAAGTAAAATTAGTAGCAAAATTTGTTCTTGATAATAACCAATTGCCAAATGTTTGAGCATCTAATCCTGTTGGTGATGTATCTAAAAGCATATTATCTAACAAATCATAAAATATATGCGTTGCATATACTTCTATTGTTGTAAAATCTTTTATTACTCTTTTTATTCTAAATAATTGTTTACTACCATCAGCAACTTGACATTTAATAATATTTTCTTGTACTAAATATTCACTTAAAGCACCATCTAATTGATATTTAAAAGTTAAATAATAATCGCCATTTAATATTTCAGTTACATAAGCACTTAAAACATCAGTTAAAAAACCAAGTCCATTATTATTAAAATCATTTTCATTTTGTAAATATATATTCATAAACACCTCCTACAAATATGCTTTTTTGTAAGAAGCACTAAATGCTGTAATTGTTCCAGTAGTTGATACTACATTTTCACCTACTTCAAATACTGGGAAATCACCCAACATTATATTTGAAGCATTATTGCCATTTTTTGTAATTATTTTATTTTCGCAATCTAATATGTATGTCCCATCAGTATCATTTAAAGTAAATGATTTATTATTAATTGTTATTGTAACATCACCACTTGCAGTTATTTCTAATGTAGGACTTGTTTTATATGTCCCACCTAAAGTAAATTTATTATCTACTAATGTTAATAAATTAAGTGTAGTAGCATTAATATCATGTGCTATTGGATTTACCATAAACATAACTACAAATGATTTAAACATTTGAATTTTTTCAAATGGTATGGCATTATTAACTATTGCTGTGTACTCTCTTTGATTATCAAATGTTAATGTACCATAACCATCTAAAAATGCTTTTATTTCATCAAAATTAGCAGTTTCTTTTGCATGGCACTCAACAGATAATGAAAAAGGTTCATAAGTACCCTTATCAATACTTAAAAACCCATTTCTACCATCTATTGTATATGTGTCTATTCTTTTCTTACCTTTTGATATTGTAGGTGTCTTTTCAACTACAATTCCTTTATCTTTAAAATCTATATTATTCCATTTAATCATTAGTTACCACCTCTTGCTAGTGCACTATTTTTTCTATAAAATTCAAGTTCTTCTGCAAGTGCTTGAACATCTTGATTTCTTGTATTATTAAAGTTTTCTATTTGTACTATTAAAGGATTACTATTTGCAGTTGGATTAATAGTTGGATTTAAACTTGAATTAATTCCATTGTTTAAATCAACCATTGCTGCATTTACATCTCTTATAGTTTGTGGTATTCCTTTTTCAAATCCTAAAGCAATACCAGCAGTTAATTGTTCACCTATTTCATCTCTCATTAATCTTGATGGTGAGTGTATTCCAAAGAATGATTTTATTGAACTAGTAATTTTGTTTCCAACTTTTTTAATAGTATTGGTTACTATGCTACCAAAGTTTAACATACCATTTAAAATCCCATTTAATATATTTTTACCTAATTGTAACCAATCAGTATCATTTATAACTGATTTTATTTTATTCCAAAATCCAGTTATTACATCTTTTGCTTTACTTGTAATTTTAGGTATGTTTTCTACTATTCCAGAACCCATTTTAGCCATAAGTTCTTTTGCAGCATCAACCATTTGATCCTTCAAATTTTTAATGCTATCTACTAAACTTTTAACTATTTCAGGTGCTTTTTCAATTAATTTGGGTAAAGCCAATATTATACCTTTTGCAAGTTCAATAATTAATACTAATGCAACTGCAATTATTTTATCTAAATTATTTGTTATAACATCAACTATTTTAATTACACAATCAACTATTGCAGGTATCATTGTATCTAAATTATCAGCAATACCACTTGCTATTGCTAGTACTAGCATTAATCCTAATTCAATTATTGTAGGTAAATTTTGTGTTATAAATTCAACAAATTTATTAATTAATTCCCCTACTGCTTTTCTTACTGCTTCTGTATTTTTTGATACATAATCAAATAATTTATTAATCATATTAGTAATTGCAGTTAATAATTGTGGTATTAGTTTAAACAATAAATTTGATATTTGTGGTATTATTGTTTCAACTAATGTAACTATACCATCTAAAATATGTGGTGCTAGTTCCACTACTGCTTTACTAATATTTGTTGCAAGATTAGTAAATACTTCTGCAAGTTGTTCAGGACTACCACTACCATTTAAAAAGTTATCTAATGCTGCTTTTGTTTGTGTTAATGAGCCACTAATTGAAGTACTTAATTGTTCTTGTGCTGCACCAGCAACACCAACCATTTTTGTATAATCAACAAGTGCTTGTTCCATATCAGCATAATTGCCCATTTGATAATTAGTAGCATTACCATTAGCAGCATTCCATTCATTAACTTTATCAATAACTTCTTGCATACCTTCTTTAGAACCTTTAATACCCAAACGAAGGTTATCTAACATAGTATAATTTCCACGCATTACAGCAGCCATTGCCGTTTGAACACTTTCTTGTGATACACCTGTTGCTGCAACTATATCTGCTTGTGCTGTTAATATAGCATTTGATAATTCTGCTGCTTTTTTAGTATCACCACCTAAAGCATTTTTTAATCCTACAGCATAAGTATTAACTTGGTCATAATATTGTGTTGCACTTAATCCCATTGTTTTATATGCTTGAGCAGCATTTTTTTCTACAATATCAAATGAACCTTCAAATAATCTTTGACTACCTTTTTGTGCAACTTCTAAATCAGCATAAGATTTAACTCCTGCTGCAATTGCACCTGTTAATGCACCACCTATTGCAGCAGTAACTTGTGCCATTTTTTTAACTACATCAACTGCTATATCGCCAACTTTTTTTAAAGTATCTTTGACTTTTGATAAATCAATTTTACTTGTTTCTTTTAGTTGACTATTCATATTTTTTAATGCACTTTCACTTTTAGAAATTTCTACACTTAAAGCCCTATAATTTTCTTTTTGTTCATCTGTTAGTGAATTATATGCACCCATTTGCCTTTGTGCTTCTTTTAAAGTTTCTAATTTTTCTTTTGTTGCTGCAATATTATTTTTTAATACTTCTTGTTTTTGACTTAATAATTCAACATTTTTAGGATCAAGTTTTAATGCTTGATTTAATGCTTTTATTTCACTATTTGTTGAACTAATAACTTTGTTAGTATCTTTTAAAGCATCATTGAGTTTGGTAGTGTTGCCATCAATTTCAATAGTAATACCTTGTATTCTTTTACTCATAATAAAAACTCCTTTCTAATAAATATTAAAAAAAACCTACTATTATTAAGTAGGTTCTTTGTAATACTTATTAAATAGATGTTGGTGTTTCGTAAACTGATGAAAAGAAACTATTGTAAGTTGCAGTATTATCGTTAGTTTTTTCAATAAATATTCTTACAAGTTTATCAGTTGCTCTTGGCATTGCTTTTATAGTTAATGTATCAGTTTTAGGTTCTTTACTTTCTTCAATTGTTGAACCTTCTGTATTTGGTCTAGTTAAACTACAATTATAATACCAATATCTTCTTCCTCTTTCATCACCTTCAATTTGAAATCCAAATGCAAAATTTTTAAATGTATCATTTGAAGTTTCAATATAAGCACCATTTGTATCAACTGTTTCACCCATTATTGCAGTTCTAATCTCATCAGGTATTAAAGCAATTTCTAAATCACCAGAATAACCTTGATTTGCAGTAGAACTATAATAAATATAGTTATCAGCATAAAAATCATTTGTATCGCCTTGAGGTTCTAATGATAAATTTACTGCACCCGGTACAGCAATTGGTGTATCATAAGTCCCATCACTTTTAATTGGTGCCATAACACAATTTGATAATCCAAATTTAACTTTATTTGCCATAATTATATTACCTCCTATATTTCATAAAAATTATGATAAATTTTTTCTTCTCTGTCCCATACTTCATCTAATTTAGAATATGGTATTTTATTTGTTGTTAATAGTGTTTCAATTTGTCTTTCTAATTCAACTTCTTTTTTTTCTGTTACAAGTTCTATTTCATAATCAAAAAACTGATAATAAGTTAAGCCATCAGCCCTAAATGTTGCAGGGCTTGTTTCTCTATATACTAAAAATGGTATTGAAATTTCCTTATCACTATCAAAATGATCGTATGCAACTGGAATTTCTAATGTTTTTAATATCGTATATAAATCTGCATGTTCTATCATAGATTAACCTCCATTTTTTATTATTTGTTCAACATCTTCTTGATATTTTCTTATACATTCTTGTTCAACAGGTTCTATATGGATTGTACCTTGTTTTTGTGGATTATAAGTACCCCAAGTTCCATATTGATTTTTTATAACATGAGGTTTTTCAAGTAAGTGAGTTAATTGCCAATCAGTAGCATTGTAAATAGTTGTATGAATAAAACCTTTACCTTTTCTTTTCTCAACTCTCCAACCTTTTCTATAATCACCTGTTTTTTTTGGTGAAGTTACTTTAAGTTTATTTTTTCCTTGTTCTGCAACTTCTATTGCAGCATTAGTGATACCTTCTTGAATATCTCTTGAATATTCATTAAGAATATCATTTATCTGCATTATTCCTTTTCTATTTGCCATTATATAGAAGATGGTTCATTTGCATAACCACCCATTTTAACTGAACATACCAAAACTATGTCAAACTTATTTTTAGGTTCTACAACTCTTATAACATTATATCTTTTATTATTCCATTCAATTTCTTGCTCACCATTATAATTAAGTTTTTTAATAACAAACTCAACTGATGGTGTCATACCAACTTCAACAGCATTATAATATTCATTTGTTCTAACTGATTGTATTTTTGCATATATCTTTTTGGAAGAAGTAAGGGAAGATATTTGATTACCAATATTATCTTCCCCAATACTTTCAGTTAATAAATATATTATTTCACTATATTCCATTATTACCCTCAGTTATGTATTCAGTTAAATGCCTTAATACATCTTTTTGAATAGAATAACTTTTAGCATACATTTCACTATTTGGTACATCAATAAAACTTAAAACATAAGTAATTATTGCAGTTTGAATTAAACTATCTTCACTATCAACTAAAGTACTGACTATGCCAATACTTTTTAAATCAAGTTGAGCAGCACTAATCCAAGTGTTTATCATAGTATCAAACTCATTATGATTTATGCCTTGAATTTTTTTTATTTCATCAAGTAATGTTACATCTTCTGTTTCTTCATCTAGCATAGTCCACCTTCTTTCTTATAAATTATACACTTTCAGGTTTGCAAATTTGAACAAATGCTTTATCAGCAACAATACCTAAACCAATATATTCTCTACCTAAAATTTCAACTAAATCTTCTTTTTTCTTTGATAAAGTATCAAGTTTGATTTCAATATCTTCACCATTTGGGAAGTTAGCAATTGCACCATGTCCAAAATCACCAACTATAGCATATACAGCATTTGCACTAGCAGCAGAATATGCAGGTAGTGAATTGTTAAATACAACTCTTAATCCTTCAAATGGATCAACACCATAACCATTAGCATAAGCAGCATTCTTGAATGCAGCATAAGTTAATTTGTTCATAACAATTGTAGGATTACTTGCTTCATCACTTAAGTTACCAATAGCAGTTGCAATTGTTCCAACAGCAGGTGCAGCAGTTACTTGACCAACAGATGGTGCACTTGTACTAGCACTAGTACTTAAAGCAACAATTTTAGCAACTAATAAATCAGCAGCCTTTTTAGCAATTCTATAAGTTAATTCATCATAAATATATCTTAAGAATTCTTCGCCTCTCATGTCCATAACTTCATCACTAATAGACACCCATTTTTTGATTGATGCAGGTACTAATTCTACTATGCCTTCAACTAATTCTTCTTCATCAACTGCATAAGCACCTTCAGTATGAACTGCTGCATCAGTACCACTAATTTCAAATTGAACTTTAAGATTTCCTCTTACGTTCATTCTTCTAACTAATGATAATAATTCGTTATTGTCCCAAGCAGTTTTTACTTCATCTAATACGAATTCAGGTACTGCTATTGAACCACTAACATTTTCAGTAAGTAATGCTCTTACTTCTTCATCTTTACCTGTTTTAATATATTCTGCATAAGCATTAATATATTCTTTACTATTTCTTGTTTCCATTTTGTTTTCCTCCTTTTTAATTTCCATAGAAACTTCTTTTGCTCTTGCTTTTACTTCAGGTTGTTCTTCTAAAGTTTCAGCAATTTCTTCTTGTTCTTGTGTTTCATTGATTTGTTCAACTTCTTCATTTAAAGCATCAACTTCTTTTTCAAGTTCTTCAACTTTATCTAAATCTTCTAAACCTTCAATTTCATCACGAAGTTCAAGTTTTCTTTGTTCAATTTCTTCTAGTCTTTCCATTTTAGACCTCCTTATTTTTTTTGATTTCTTTATTGTCTAATCATAAAGACAATTATTGGTATTCCACCATTTATTAAACAATTTACTTTTCTATTCCAGAAAAGAAAATAACAACTATTCCAGTTGTTATTTCATAATTGTATTAACCTAATTTTTCTAATAATTCTTTTTTCTTTTCTTCTAATTTTAATTTATCTTCATGTTTTTTTCTTAATTCATTTCTTCTTTCCAGAAATTCATCATTTTGGTTTCTTGCTACACTTACATCAGTTGCATTGTAAAATGGTTGGTCAACTACTGATACATCAAATACTTTACTAATTTTTGTAATTGTTCTAGTATCAGTATCATAATCATATTCATCTTCATCAACAACAAATGCAAAACTTTGTTTATCAATTAATCCACTTTTAATTGCATTAAATATATTTCTATGATCTGTAATATCATCTTGCAATTTTGCATCAATAAATAATCCTTTTTCATCAACATTTAATTCCAAACTTTTATTTCTTGTTCTAGCAAGTACCATAAAACTATCATTATGATTATATCTTAAAACAACATCACTCATATCAGCATTATCAAATGCTTTTTCACTTATTAATTCTGTATAGCCATAAGTTTCTGGACT